TGGTCCTCCGGATGGTGATGGATTTGCTGGTGGAGGAGATGGTCCTCCGGATGGTGATGGATTTGATGGTGGTGATGGATTTGATGGTGATGGAGTCCAAATACAAGTATTACTAGGGCAGTCATCTTCACTTGTATGATAAGAACAAGGCGGGCTTGCTTCTGGACCACTATCTTTTCCATTACAACTACCGCTTGTAACACCATCCTCATCACTTGGTGGTGATGGTGAAGGTGATGGATTTGCTGGTGGAGGAGATGGTCCTCCGGATGGTGATGGATTTGCCGGTGGAGGAGATGGTCCTCCGGATGGTGATGGATTTGCTGGTGGAGGAGATGGATTTGCTGGTGGAGATGTTGACATTGAGGCACCAACTATCACTGGAGAAGGTGTTGGTGTCGGAGAAGGTGATTCTATCCTACATTTTTTATTTGAATCTTCTTTACACTTTTTTTCACCTTCAACACAAGGTATTTTAATATTATTACCATTACGTGTATAATATTCACTGCAACCTGTGCTAAACTGCTTACATTTATTAACATGTTTTCTATTCTCACACGAAACAAGTTTATGTTTAGGTGTAGGTGTTGGCGAGTTTGTAGCACCCTCTTTTATTACCATATTAAAAGCAAGGAAACATGTAACAATTAGTATAATATTTTTCGTATTCGCATCTTTTTGATTTATCGCAAAATAAACTAAAGCAGTAATTAATAATAAACGACTGATATTCATAGATATATTAATATTAATATTAATATAGAAATAAAAAATATATTATAGTACAAAATGAATTTAAATGTTGAGCATGTTTTAATGTTTGCTTTAGTTGTATGTGTTTTTTATTATCTTATAGGCAGTTGTGGTTGTAGAAGAGTTGAAGGGGTAACACCCTTTAGCGGTGTGGTTGAAGAATGTATAACAGATGCGATATGGAATGATAAGGTGTGCCCTGATATAAATTTCGATAAGCCTGGTAGTTTGGTGGCGAAGTGGGGATGGCACGAAAATAATGGAACTATGCAAACCATTGAAGAAGTTATTGATGAAGTTAATAAAACAATCAAACCTGGCGGACGCCAAAAATGTATTAATACAATTAGGGGGTGTGTTGAATAATATCTATTTTAATGAATTTTGTATGCGTTTCGCATTCATGCTACACTCATTCACCAAATAATTATATATTTTCTCTGAATCATATTCTGACTTATGAATTGGTAAATTGTCTAAATCTATTTTTCCACTAAATATCTTGAATAATTCGCGACTCACTTGATATTTAGATTTAAATTCTTCTATTCCTTGTACATTTTCTGTTTCTAGAAATACATCTATGCTACCATATTTTTGCATAAGTTTCATAGCCCTTACAGGACCTATCTTTGGTATTGTTGGACAATAATCGCAACCACAAAGAATACACATATCAATAAATTGATCGTGATTCATCTTAAAATCAACTAGTATTTTTTGAAAGTCGAATGATGTTACTACTTCAGGTCTTTTGATACTTTTATCAATACACCCTCTTAATAGTTGCGGACAGCCATAGGAGAGTGTGTCCATGTCTTCAGTGACAACCGAGTCGACGTATCCCATACGACATAGTTCAGAGGCATATGCTTCTGCTTCACCTGGAGCATGAATATAAGAAACACCCATCAAAGAAAAGAGATGCTTCAAATCATCGATATACTCTTTCTTCATTCTAACTGTTCCCTTCTCAAGTGCTTTCTTTTCTTCTACATTTTCGGTGTGTTCCATTTTTGCTTTACAATCTTCAACCTTCTTTGCGCGTTCTTTTAAACAGTCGCTCTTTTCTTGAGGTGGTTTTCCATCAAATATATAAATCGGAGTGATGCCAAATGAAAGATACTGATTTGTCTTGTAATACAACCCTTGGATATGACTAACAACCTTACCATCTTTGTTTTGTAAATAATCTCCCTTAGACCGAACATTCATTAAACTTTTATATAGGAAAATACTTGTGTCTATAGCGACACGTTTATCTTTCATGGTGTATAATCCGATATGCTTGATTGATTCCGGTGAGTTCTTTTTGATTAACTGAGTGAGTCCTTTGATACCCATTTTAGTATGATTATACTTCTTAATAAGATTTTAAGTGGTATCAAATCAAATTTAAGTTTAAAAAATATCATTAAGAAATATAATAATATAACTATGTCATTTGAAACTATAACAACTAAATTATTAGATTCAATGAAAAAAGAAATAAAACGCGAAGAACATATGAATAGCATTAATAATGAAATTATTAAGCCGATTGTCGACAAAGTATTGGATCAGTTATATCCTTATTTTGTAGGGGTATCATTGATTACCGCATTTATTGTCTTATCTATAATTATTATCTTGTGTTTGAATTTAAAAATATGTTATTTTTAAAAATTTGATTTTAATTTATAGAATACAATTAAATAAATAACTATAGGATGGAAACTAAAATTGTTCAATGGGTTCAATGCGATAATCAACTCAAAGAATATAATGATAAAATGAAAGAAAAAATGAAACCCGTTAAAGAGATGAGAGATAAGTTAAGCAATGAAATTTTACAAGAAATTGATATTAGTAATGTTGAAAAATCAAAGATACCAACATTCAATATTCAAGCTATGAATACGAGTATTGTACCAACTGTAAGTAACAGTTATGAAGGATTCAGTAATAAATTTCTCTTAGAATGTTTTAGTGAATATTTTGATTCCGACGAAAGAGCAAAAGAATTGATTCAATTTATGAAGAATAAGCGTAAGGTTGAAAAGAAATATTCATTAAAACGAGAAGTCTTAATGGATTTAAATTAAATTATACAATAGGAACACTTGGTGCCATAGCGATACCACATAATCCTCTCTCATCATTTATACCCTTTTGAATTCTAATATATCCATTTTCACCCCATGATGTTGACCATGAATTTTTTACAATCCAATAATCCATATCATATTTTTTATCATAACCATAACCAACAAGCAAAACACCATGATCTAATTCAAATCCACAGTCTATATCTGAATAAATACCACTTTGATACATCTGAAAAGATCTCTTATTCGCCTGAATAGCAACAGACACCGGTTGATGTTGAACTGCTAATGCCAGCATCTTTTCACTATTTTCCAGAATATCACTATAATTACTTATTTGGACGAGTGTTTTACAATTATCATCACAGCTTCCATCTTGAGCAGTATAAGGATAAGAAACATTACTGCACAAACCATTTTCTATGACATATTGAAATGCTAAATCCATGCTACCACCCTCACAACCATTATTTTTTGATGAACAATCTATTAATTCTTGTTCGGATAAGTCGTAAAGTATATTATGCTTGATAGCCCATGCGGATTCAATTGCGCCAACTGAGGAGAAAGCCCAGCATCCACCACATTGCCCCTGATTTTTTACTGAACTTACCTTATTTTCATTTCTCCAATCTACACTGTATTTATTTAAATCATCAAAATCTACAATGTTATATTTTTCTTTTACGTAATTATAATGATTCATATTGACAAATTCATCATTATAAGTCACATTAATAAATCTATTTTCGCCCACACCATAACTATGATTTTCTGAATTGTGTTTTTCTATAAATTCTCTATTTGTTAATGCTAAACTACTCATGAAAATATTTTTTAGTAGCGATATCATTTTATAACAGTAATTAGATATTATTTTAAATATAAATAATATTAGATGAAAGAATATATTAAGAGAACTATCAAAAAGAAGAGAAAAGATAAATATACTTATGATTATCGCGACATGGATAATAATAAAGTAAATACTAAGATAGCAAATAAAGTTACTGATAGCATCTATATACCTCCTGCATATGATGATGTCAAGATCAGTTTAAATCCAAAAGAAAAAGTTTTAGCGATTGGATACGATGAAAAACAGAGACCACAATATATATATAATAAAAGATTTACAGAAAGAAATAGCAAGAAAAAATTTCATAAAATGATAGAATTCGGTGAAAGTTATCAAAAGATAATGAATAGTGTAAGAAGAGATTTGTATAGTGAAGGTGATACAAAAGAAAAACAAATCGCAATGACATTAATGTTAGTTGTTGATTGTGGTATTCGGATTGGATCTGAAAAATACAAAAATGAAAATGATTCGTTTGGTGCTACTACGTTAGAATCTAGACATGTAAAAGTTCATGGAGATACAGTAAGTGTGGATTTTATCGGTAAAAAAGGTGTAAGGAATAAATGTAAAATGCGTAGTAAAAGATTAAGTCGCAATCTTCGTATCAAAAAAAGAACATTAAATAAAGATGATCCTATATTTACTTACCGAAGAGGTAATTGCTGGTATTCATTAAAAAATACTGATGTTAATAAATATTTAAAAAAATTCGGTAATTTCAGTAGTAAAAATTTCAGAACATGGGTTGCGAATTTAAGTTTTATTACAGAAATATTAAAATCTGGGGTCCATGATTCAGAAAACAAAAGAAAACATAATATTAATGAGGCGGTACGCGGAACAGCACGTAGATTAAACAACACACCATCAGTCTGTAAAACCAATTATATAGATCCATATTTAATAGAATTATATCTTAATGATAGTAAGAGATTTTTAGGAACATTTAAACACGCTTCAACAAAAGATGAAATAAGTGAGAGATATATAAAACTTTTAAGAAGCAAATAATTGAACCCGATATTTGCCCTTCTCATTCTTCATGCGCGTTCCAAGTGGCTTTTCCGCGAGTTTCTTACCATTAAATTCATATACAGTTTGTGGAACTTCATTTTCATATGCGTAATATTTAATTTTCTTTGATGTAACAATAATTAGATTCCCTTTGTCTACTTCTTCAGATTCTTCTGTGGTCTGTTCTTCCGGTTGTTCTTCGGGTTGTTCTTCAGGTTGTTCTTCAGGTTGTTCTTCAGGTTGTTCTTCAGGTTGTTCTCCGGGGTTATCCCCTTCATTTAATTCTACATCAATATTTGCTGCATTAGTTTGTTCGCTTACTTTATCTTCATAAATAAAATTAGGATTAGATTCACCAGTAACTTCATCAACCTCTATCCCAATTTCTGTTAATGTTATTTCAGCAACATTGCTTGATTCGACTTTATTTAAAACCGTATTTATCTTTTCTGTATCATTAATATTATCTTTGTTATCTTTCTTCTTATAATGTCTCAATAACCCATTAAGTCTTTCTATTTCTCTATCCTTTTCTGTAATTTCATTTGCTTGAATTCGTATCATATCAAATCTATTTTCTTCTTTCTTATCTTCTTCAAGTGATTCAAATTTACTATTTAAATCATTTATCATGCTTTCATAATCACATATTACCTTCTTTAGATTTCGTATTTCATCAATTTTTTCCTTTTCAGAAGTTTCTAATGAGCGGATTGTATCACTCATGCTTCTCATTTCTAAATCTTTTTCACAGTTATTTTGAATATGGACCTCATTCATTCGGTTGTATTCATTAAAAACATCTTGTAGTAAATCTTGTATTTGATTTTTCTTTTCACATAAATTAATTGTGTCTTGAGAACTCATAGTTAATCTAAATGATACTTATACTTAAGACTTTAAATAAATTTCTAAACATGAATTATATGGTAAAAAGGATAAAAAATTCCAAAAGGGGGAAAAGACATAAAACTAGAAAGAAAATGTATAAACCAGAACATTGTTCACCTGGAGAAAATGATGTTGATGGAAGTTGTCTTG